CACAACCACCTACCCACATTCTTCCGTAAAATGACATACCGCAACTAGGATTCATTGTAGTAATAAGAGCAGCTGCGGTAGCGTTATATCCACTAGTAGAGCTGATAGGAGTCCATACTCCCGCATTGTACTCCATCATCTCATGAGCAGCTTGAACGCAATACAATTCATCTCTCAAAGAAACCATCTGCCAATCAGAATCCGTTCCACCTACAACAGCATGAACATTAGTCCAAGGAGTGTCAGGAGTCGTAAAATCAACAGTGTACATATTTGTACCAACAGCCGCAACAATAGTTCCAGAGTCTGTTTCACCAATAGAGCCTATTTTTAAAGGAGCGGATGCAGCACCATCTGTATTTGCTAAAATATTTTGCTTAAATCCTTTTCTAAATGATATACGGCCAGATTCTCTCAAAACTATATTGTCTGCGTTAGTCAGCCAACTAACATCTAGTGTAGTAGGATTTGCTTGCGTGTTAAGCCCATTGATACCAATGTTATTTAACGGCTTATATGATAGCCTCTTAGCCATTATTCAACAAACCAGTCAGATTCATATTGAGTATTACCACTATCTAGCATAATAGCTTGATTAAGAATCTCTTTGTATTCCATTGCAATTACAGTAGATTGTGTACCACCATCTTCACCTCTTTCAGAAACAGCTCTCATCCATGCGCCAATAATAACAGCCTTCTCTGGAATCTTAATTGATGTTGATGCAAGCTTTAGGGTATCTTGGTATTTCAACATATCAAAAGAAAGTGTACGAACAGAGTCTGGAATAGGCTCTAAATCAACTTTTAAATTGTTAGATGAGTCTACACCATTAAATGAATAATAAATAGGGTCTCCATTATTACTAGAAGGATACCTAAAAGAGTTCATCAAAATTCTTGATACTTGTGATAACCGCTGGCCATCAGTTTGATCAACAACATCTAGTATCTTAATCTCTTGACCAGAGTTTAAATTATAATTTCTAGTGCCAGATACTGTAGAAATATTTACAGTTTCGCGCAAGATCAACCAGTCGTGGTAAGATTCTATATTACGTTTTGAATCGTTAATCAGTGAGCCAATAACTTTCTGATAATCAGTTACTGTAGTGCTATCATTGATATTACCCGACCAGTCGGTAGCAATGGTGTCTTCTCTCAACCTGATTAGGACTTCATTAATAAGTTCTCTAAAGGTCATAAGGTTCTCCGTTTAGGCACATTATAATACAATTAATCTATATAAATCAACTACTTAGAAGCTTTTTTCTTAGCAGGGGCTTTTTTCTTAACTGGTTTCTTAACTTGCTTTTGAGGTATATCATATTTTAACATCTTATTTCTCCTTTATTATTTAGGTAGTGGACAACTACAATTACATGATTGTGGTTGATTCATCATTTGCATTGATCCCATCATCATTTGTTGAGGCATTTGCATAAACTGGTTCATAAACGCTACAGACGCTAATGACAAAGTTACACCGACTGCGAATACAATCGTACATTTACTGATTTTATCTATCATAAGCTTAATGGGTTTCCTGTTGAAGTTACAGCGTTTCTGTTTCTATCTACATCACGCGTTATATTATCAATCTTAACATTTAAAGCAGAGATATCTGTTTTAAGTTGAGCAAGATTGTCTTTGTTTTCAGACACTTTATTTGTAATACTTGTGTCATCATACATTGCTACTGCTGCGTGTGAGTCTGCCTTTAAGGCTTCAATATCTGCTAATACAGTATTATAAGTTTGCATAGCAAGTGTTCCTGCCCATACTAAACCACCAATGGCTATTCCTAATGTAACAATCCACTCAGCAGACATTTTCTTACCTGCTAAAGCTTCTTTAATAAAATTGATTATTGCTTCCATACCACTCACCATCCTTTAGTTTAAGTTTATCATACCCTTTAAATATACTACTGTCTGTCATTCCTACATCTTTATAGAATGCTTGGTTCTGATAGAAATCCTCATTCTCTTCTAGCTGTATTACGTCTTGCATACTAACTTGCGTATAAGACTCAAAGTCTAGTACTTCAGTTATACCTACTTGTTCAAACGAATTACCAGTAACACTATTAACTAACTCTAAGATTTCTAAAGCCCCATCGCTTGATGTTGATACACTACTACTTGTGTCAGCATTAAAGCTACTACCATCATTACTGTTGCTGCTATCACTACTTTCGTTAGACTCTTCTGTATCACTTTGTTCATTGTCACTCTCCGTTGATTCTTCATTAGACTCTTCTTCTGAAACCTCTTCGTTTACTTCTTCTTGTTCATCTTCTATTTCTACAATGACTTGTTCAATGTCTTCAATCAACTCTTTATTATCTTGAGCAAGTTCAGTATTATCAACTAACTCATCAATCAGCTCTACTGTAGCACCATCCTCAATTAAATTCATAATCAATTCATCTAAAGAAGTATCTACTAGTATCTCTTCTAACGGTATTTCTGAGTAGTCATAAGTAACGTAAGCGTTTCTTAACTGTATATCGTCTGTTCCGCCTCTATCGCTAACACCGCCTATAGTTAAAGTAATTGAAAATATGTCGTTAATGTAATCAGTATTGTCATATACATTTGACAGGCTTTGCCACGAGCCTGAAGTAATTGTATATGTTCCACCATCATTATCTAAAAACCCACCATTGTTATCAAAGAAGTCTGCCTTTAATGTTACATACCCACTATACTGAGATAAATACTCTAAACCATAATTAATAGACACTAGGTTAAACTCTTCTATTGTTATTGTCTGTTGAGCATCAAATACAGTATTAGGGTTACCAGTAAAGATTATTGGGTCGTTGTCACTATGGTTATGTATATTAGGGAAATCATATGCGCCATTTAAGAACCCATCTTTAGGGTTGCTATTTAATAAATTATCAGTAGTTTTAGCTACCGCTATTCCAGTTATGAGTGCTAGACTTAAAGCCAATCTTTTCACGCTGCTCCTCTGTAACTAATGAACCATCTTCGTTAATATAACCTGCGTCAATCAGTATCTGTAGATTAGCTCTGTACTCAATAAAGTCAGGTCTTAGTTCAGGATAACTATTCCAGTAACCTGCGGCTTCTTTACCTATCTTACCTTTAGCAGGGCAAGGTGTTCCTGATTGAATCATTGCTTGAAAGACTCTAGGGTCTTGACATAACAAAGCTACCGAAGCAACTTTCATACCACCTTTACGTAACTCTCTACTTAACTTAATACGCTCACAATTAGCATCAACAACAGTTGAGCCAAAAGATACTCCTACTACGTTAGATTGCATACCGCCACTTACACCACTTACACATACATCACTATTAGATACAGATACGCTAGGCGCTCTAGCACCACCAACAGGTTGATTCTTATAGTCAACTGTAGAATTAGATGTAGTGTTGTTAGTTGAGGTACTTGTACTATTAACTGTACTAGTTGAAGTATTAGTTGATGTACTTGTGTTAGTCGTAGTGTTTGTATTAGTGTTGTCTACAGCGTGTACTTGAAGTCCAAGAACAGCGACTATTGAACAAGTTATTAGTTTAGTGTTCATATTATTTACCTTTAGCTAGTTGTGCGCCGAAGTAAAACTCAATTATCATACTAGCCCACTTAAATACTTCATCTAGTTTAAGCAAGCCTTCTACAGTTACATACTCAACTTTATCTGAAGTAATATCAAACCCTAAGAAGGAAATACCTTTTTGTACAGTTGGTACAACAGTTGGAACATCAAGCAATACAGGTGCTACTTGAGTAAATATAACTAAGCCAAGTATTACAAAGATAATAACACGTCTGTTTAAAGCAGCCATAGGGCTTTCTTTATTAGACTGTTCCCTAGCATCTTGGATAGACTGAGAACGAGCAGCAAAAGCATCTAGCATCTGTGTATGCTGTTCATGCTTGGCTTGTTGGTTAAGAGCAAACAACTTCATTAAGAAGCCGAAAGCGATTGGTAAGACGTTAGTCAGTAAACTAATCACAAGACTTCAACCACTTATCTAACTTAGCGCTAAATACACCACAGGCTGCTTTAATTTTATTAAGAACAGTTAGCTTAACGTAGCGTCCTTTACTGTCTCTTGCTGTTTGATTAGTTCTTGCCATTACTCTCCCCCTCTTATTCTTTAACTCTTATAGATTTCCATATCTGGTCTATCTTCTTACTCTGACTACTAAGCTGTTCTTTAAATTCAGAGATGTCAGTCTTATAATCATCTTTAAGTACATAATTAAGAGGCATAGTGCTTTGACAACTATTAAGAGTATCATCAAGCCTAGATACTTTATCAGCTAATCTGCTCATAAACCAACCTAGCATAGCTATGATAAGCCCTATTAGCGTTAAAAAGATGTCTGATATTTCCATTATAAAACTTCTACCTTAATCCAATTAATCGTTGGCTCGTCCCAAACATACACATCTAAACTATCAGCAGCAACTTCGGGATAAGGTATTGGTGCTTCATATCTACAAGTAGTTTCATCTAATACCCAAGAAGGAAAAGGTGAAGGTGCTATGAAAGCATCTCTAGTAGTATCATAAGTATCACCAATACCTGCGTAGTTCTTTCTCATATTACCGTTGTAAGAGGTTTGTACCCAAGTGCCGCCTAATAGGTCAGTACAGAATTGAGTACCTACAACTTCTGATTCGTTTCCTTGTTCATCAAGAATGTCGCTGTTATCTACAACTATTACTTGAGTTACTAGGTTGTTTTCTATTTGTGCAAAATGTGCCATATAATCTCCTATTGGAACTTGTATCTAATAATAACGATACCTGAGCCACCTCGACCACCGGGTTGAGCCGATGGACCACCACCACCACCACCACCTGTGTTGTTAGTACCAGAGTAACCACCAGCACCACCGCCACCAGTACCACCAGCAGCTCTGTTATACACTGCACCACCGCCACCACCGCCACCTCTTGTTACAGATGAACCTGTGATTGATGAAGCTGAGCCATTACCACCTACGCCTCCTACTCTATAACCACCAGCGTTGCCCGTAGCACCAGCACCACCGCCGCCACCGCCACCTGATTCGCCTAAATTATTGTAACCATTACCACCATTATTACCTTGTCCAGCTATGCCAGCACCACCTGGACGGTTACTTGTGTTGCTATTACCACCACCACCACCTGAGCCACCAGACCCCGATGGTAATGAGTCTCGACTTCTAGGAGCGCCTCGACCACCACCAGTTGATGTAATACTACTAAAAACAGAACTACTACCAGCAGAACCTGGTGCGCCTTCATAATTACGCAAACCACCGCCCGAACCACCGCCACCGATTGTAACAGTGTAGCCCTGTACTGCAATAGACAGACCTGTGGCTGTTCTATAGCCACCAGCACCACCGCCACCACCGTAGTGACCAGCGCCGCCACCGCCACCTGCGACAACTAGATATTCAACACTATTTGAACCAGCGGCATTACCCACTGACGTGACAGTGAACGTACTTGAACCTGTAAAGGTATGAATTTTCCAATCACCTGAAGTGGTGACAGTACCGCCTGTTGCTGTCATAAAGATTGCATTACTAGTACCGTAGAAATCACCAATACTTATAGCACCTGAACTAGGTACTGTGTCTTTACCATAATACTCACTAAGGCTGATAGGATTAGACCCACCAAACTCAGTTTGAATGTCAGCTAAGCTAATAGGACCTGATGATTGTAGTGCCATTATTTATTCTCCAGTTCCTCGACCTTAGCTGATAGCTCTTTAATAGATTCAATTAGTAAGCCTACAATATTTCCGTAAGCTACCGACTTCATACCATCTTCATTATCAAATACAGCTTCTGGAAGAACCTGTTCTAACTCCTGAGCAATAACACCTGTTGAACGCTCACCATTCATATCAAAGTTTACACCACGTAAACTCATTACTTTAGCTAAAGCATCATCAATAACTTCAATGTTGTTCTTCAAACGTAAGTCTGAATAAGCTGTGATATTACCTGTGGCTGTAAAGCTACCTGAAAGGGCGTTACCATTAGATGATAAGTTACCCAAACCTACTTCAGCAGGTGTGTTTATATTGCAGTTGAAAGTAGTGCCTGATAACGACATACCAGTACCCGCTGTGTAAGTGGTATTAGTATCTGGTGGAGTTACCCAAGACATAGACCCATCACCATCAGAACGTAGATACTGAGATGTAGTACCATTGCCAGACACATTTAAGTGTAGAGCATCAATACTGTTATCAGCGTAATGCTCACTATTAATAACATCGTTAGCAATCTTTGAACCGTCAATAATGTCATTAGCTAAATGTACTCTGTCAATAGACCCAGAAGCATAATGCTGAGAATTTACAACAGCATCACCAAGCTCAGAAGCACCAATTGCACCTGCAGCAATATGCCCTGCTGTGATACTATTAGAGAACAATGCTAATATCTCCGCACCTGTTTGGTCTGCTGTAGCATTTGCCTCAATAGCATCAAGCTTACTTTTCATAGCTGTTGGCATTAAACCAGAAGACGAACCAGATACATCAGCATATACTGGTACATTATCTAATCTATCTGATTTTACATCACCTGAACTATTTAATAGATTGGCTAGGTTTCTTGCTCTGCTCATTTTGGAAACTCCTGTTTAATTGCATTAATAGCATCTTTCCAAGTAGTAGTACCATTAACTTTATCATGATACATCATATCTAGTTGGTCGCCTACTGATGGATAAGCATTTGCTCTTTTATGAGCATAGGTCATTGATGCTTCAGCATCTGCTAATCGATATTGTTCAGCGTTAATAATTCGTTGCTTCTCAGTAGCGTGTGCATCAACCAAGTATTGATAATCTGAAAAATCATTTAATTCTTCATTAGGTGTTCCATCGTTAAACTCAATATGTCCTAATGTACCATTCCACTGAATTGCCCAAATGTTGTCTGCTAAAGTAAAGTCAAAGTTAAGACCTTCACCATCAACAGAAACCATGTTATCTTGTTTTATTACACATACATTCATTAGTGTTCTCCTAACATATTATTTCTTTTCTTAACAATCTCATTAAACTCTGCTTGTCCTTTAACTGTTTCATTTCTAAAACTCTCTAAGGCTTCTGTTTGACCTCGGTTAGTCTTAGACATTTCCACTTGTAGCATAGGCATCCAAGACATAGCACACGCCCAATCATCTACTTCTTTACCTGTGTTTGGGTCTAGTCCTACCATCTTAGTGTACCAAGCACAACGCTTGATAACCTTGCCTTCCGCTGATTCACATTCAGAGCCTAGAGGGCAGAAAAATTCTACTTCTAAAGCCATAATTAATCCTTACTACAAACAATTACATCTACATACTGAGGTGCAAATGCTGTAGGTCCTGCTGAACTTGTAGCACCTGTACCACCTGAGCCTGAAGTGCCTGAACCACCTGAAGTAATTGAGCCACTTAATGAGTGACTGTGAGATGAACCACCACCCGTAGAACTTGTACCTACACCACAGTTAGCGCTGGAATAACTTTGAGTTGATTGAGGTTTTGCACAGCCAGTAGTATTCCAACTAGTACCTGACCAATAATAAGAACTGTGACTATGACTAGGCATCTGAGTCGTACTCAATGTATGCGCACCAGCACTCAAAGTATGACTATGAGAGTGAGAAGGTGTACTATGAGTATGTGAAGGTCCTGTATGCGTATGTGATGTACTTGGTGGTGAACTTAATCCGTGTGTACCACCTGTACCACCACCCGAACCACTAACAACTCTTAATGCTTTATCATTATTTGCTGTATCTTGTGTCCAACCTGTAGGTGCTGATGCTTGAGCAAATACCATCTTAGTACCACTAGGGAACGGTTGTACGCCTGTAAGAGCCGAACCATCAATAGCAGGTAAAGCTCCTGATAGTTTAGATGAACTCATTCCTGCAATTTTAGCATCTGTAACAGCACTATTAGCAATCTCAGTAGTACCTACCGCATTAGCTACGATTTGAGCATTAGAGGCAGTACCACTTAAATCACCGCCCATAGTAGGGTCGGATGAAATAGATGTCCAAGTCATAGTACCGTCACCATCTGAACCTAAGTATTGCCCTGCTGTACCGTTGCCACTTACATTAAGCTCATCAGCACCGATAGAATTAGAAGCTATTGACTGTAGATATCTAGCATCAGCTTCAGATTTAGTATAAGCACTGTCGATAGGCTCATATCTAGCATCAGAAGCTGCTTTATTATAATGGTCTGCTAATTCAAAGTTACCAAAGGCATATACATTAACTTCGTCATCTAATGCAGCACCTGCTGTAAGAGTTAAAGTAGAAGTTGTAACTGTATAATCTGTGCCTGATTCTAAAACAATACCATTTAAAGTTACCATTTCAGCAGTAGGTTTTATAGCTAAAGTATTTGAATCATCATCTGTACCTGTAAATACAGTTTGACTTGCTGTGGCTGTAAACTTATAAACATCTAAAGTAGCTAGAGTGGCTGATGATGTTGTAATCCAACCGCTACCATCGTAAACTTTCATCAAGCTATTAACAGAATCAAAGTAAAGCATGCCTTGGACTAAAGCATCACCATCATTATCTGTAGTAGGGTCAGAGGCTTTAACACCTAAATACCTATCATCAAAAGAATCATAAGTAGAAGCCGCTGCTGCCGCACTAGCTGCTGCTGCTGTCGCAGAACCTGAAGCTGATGTAGCACTAGTTGATGCATTACTAGCAGATGTTGATGCTGCTGAGGCTGATGAAGCTGCGTTGGTAGCTTGTGTTGTAGCTGTACTAGCGGAACCAGCTGCTGCTGTAGCCGATCCGTTTGCATTAGACTCACTGGTGGCTGCATTAGTAGCTGATGTACTTGCATTACCTGCTTGAGTAGTTGCTGTAGTTGCTGAACCAGAAGCTGATGTAGCGCTAGAAGCTGCATTGGTCTCACTCGTACTAGCATTTGTTTCACTATCAGACGCATTAGTAGCAGATGTAGCTGCGTTTGTTTCGCTTGTTCCTGCATTAGTAGCGTGTGTCCCTGCTGTTGTTGCGGAGTTTGCTGCGTTAGTTTCACTAGTTGCTGCGTTTGTTTCTGATGTTGCTGCTGCTGTAGCGCTACCACTAGCATTAGTCTCAGCTGTTTCAGCGTTAGTCTCAGCTGTTTCTGCTGCTGTTTGAGCAGTTAAAGCTGCATCTCTAGCTGTTTCAGTTAATGTTTTTACATCTAGGAATCTCTGTGTAGAAAACTTTTTAGATACTCCACTATCATTAATCAGGACTTCTTCAGTACCTGCCATTGTTGGTTTTTCTGTAAGCTGTGAAATCTTAATTGTTGGCATATCTATATCCTATTCTAATTCTATGTAAATCATGTTATCAGCGGTAGAGTCTTCAGTAGTAATAGTAGAAACCCCTGATGTAATTTCAATCTCTAAAGTATAAGCAGGGTCAAATTCTTGCGCCCATTGTTTTCTATTAGCCAGCATAGCTAAAGTTTTAGCTTTATGCCAATGGTGGCGAACAATAGGATTAGGTTTACGGGTTAAACTCCGTATCTTACCTCGTCTGTCTATTCTACTTTTTGCCATTACAGTCTAAATAACATCTCTCTACGCCCTATTGCTTGTCTCGCTTTAAGAGCTGTAAGTTCATCTTTCATCATCTCTGCCATAGGAGAGAAACTTCTAATAACTCTAGCATCTTTTCTAGGTGCTATCTTACCACCATGAGCTTCATAAGTGCTTGATTTTGCTACAGATTGTGAATCTCCAGGAGTCTTAGTAGCTGTATGCTTTACCTCATACTTAGTAGCTTCAATCTTACCTTTCTCATTATTAGATGATAACTGTTTACCGTTATAGGTAGGAGCTTTAGCATCACTCTTAACTGAATCTAATTCTTCTTGTGGGTTCATTAGGTCTTCTAACATCTCCATCAAGTTATCAATTTCTGTTTCTGCTTGAGGTTCATCAGCAAACCTTAAAGCATTAGCTTCCATAAACTCTTCCCTAGAACCATCTTCTTCTGTATAAGTTTCAGATAAGATACGCATCCATATATCACGTAACTTACACTTGAATCTCTCAAGCTCTAAGTTTCCTGTACTATCTTCTAATATATCAAGCATAAGACTTACCTCTTGTTCCTAATCGTTTATTCTCACGTAAGTTCCAGCGGTGTCTGTCAGCTCCAAAGCTCTCATACTTCTGACCATACTGGAAGTTAGTGCAAAATGTTTGTGTAAAGTTTGAAGGTTCTCCACAGTCAGGACAGACTTGCGGTTCTTCACGGTCATTATAAGAAACTATAGTCTCATAATCGTGGTTATTCTTACATTTGTAGTTATATAAAGGCATATCTAAAACATAATTAATTAATGATAACCCCCTCAACTAGACAGGGGCTACACTTAACTAACTATTAAGCACCTGGAACTACGAACGCTACACCAGCATCGTTACGTAACTCACCAGTACCGTAGATAGTATCAGCAGTAAACAAGTCACCTAAGTATTCTTGCTTGTACTGAGTCTGTGTACGTACACCAACTTGCTCTGCAAATACTAGAGCATCTCTGTGGATTAAACCACCAACTCTATCAGTACCTACTGTAGGACAGTTAGATGAAACAAATACATCTACACCGTAGATTTGACCAATCTTACCAGTCTTAATAGCATCACCTGTACCAATGAACTGTTGCTCAGTGAAACGGTTGATAGCTAGTAAGTCATTAGCAGCTACTGGAGGTAAGATTAAAGCACGATTGTCCATAGGAACATCAGCGTTATCTAAAGTAAGAATCATCTTACGGATACCTTCGTCTGTAATGTCAGAAGCATTTGATGAAGCACCAGTGTACGCAGTTGTACCTGAACCACCAATTACAGCAGTTTCCCATGCAGCAGCACCTGTACCACCAACTGTACCACCTTGAAGACCTTCCATCAAAGCAAATAAGTCATCATCTACTTGAGTAGCTAGAGCATAACCAGCATCGTCAGTGTAGAACTTACGCATTGAAGCAAGAGCTTGAACCTCAGCGATATCTTCGATAAGCTTTGAGTATTCATAGTGTTTGTTGATTGAAATGTTTACTACTGAGTTAGTAGCAGCACTTAATGTTACTTGGTTGTTAGCTGTCTTAGCAGAAGCTGTGCCACGAGAAGGTGCAGGAATGTGAATAGTATCACCTTTCTTACCTTTGTGAGACATCTTCGTTACTAGATTAGCTAGTACCAAATTAGATTTATAAGAACCAATAACTTCATCTGACCATAGTTCAGGAATGAAATTATTAGCTACAGCAGTTGTTACTTGATTTGTGCCTAAGCCCATTGTATTTCTCCTTATTGAGTTTTATTATTTAACCCTTCCTTCTGCGTAAGCTGCCTGAATCTCATCAGCCAAACTTGCGTATTTGTTAGGGTCTGTCATTTGTAGGTTGATTAAATCAGACCTACGGTACATCTTTTTACCACCAACTGAATCTCCTGAAGAGCGAGTTTCTGAACTAGTTTGTCGTAAAGCCTTCTTTCGTTTCACTTCTTCTGCTTTATTCACTTCCTGAGTCTTACCTATCATAGATATTTGTTTCCAAGTACCTAGTAACTCATTCGCTGAACTAAAGTCATAATTAGCATCGGCTCTACGGAATAGCTCAGTCCTAATTGGACTCTCTCCTACCCACTTCTGGAAGTCACTATTACCAACAATATCCATAAAATCAGGATGTGTTGCTTCTAGTTGTGATACATTCGCCTTTTGAGCGTTAATCACGTTGGCTTCCTTAGCTTTGCGAATCTCTGGGTGGTTTTCTATTGCTGAATTTACTGCTTTAGCAGGATCATCATAGAAAGTATCCTCAAAATTCACAGGCTCTTCCGTTATTTCAGTAGCTTGATTAGCTTGTGTTTGCTCCATCAGTTGTTGAATCAGTTGTCTTTGTTGACCAACTTCCTGACCTTGCTTACCTAGTACCTTTTCGGCATTTTGGTGCATCGCAATCACTTCTTCTAATGTCTTTCCAGCATACTTCTCTGGTGGTGTGTAAGATGGCTCTGCTTGAATCTCTTCCTGCTGAACTGTCTCCTCTACCACTGGAGTTTCTGTTACCTGTTCTGCTACACCTTCAGGTGCTACATCTACTACTATACTCATACTATCGTCTCCGCCCCGTAGGGTTATGAAGTTATCTTAATGTGGAGTCGTTTCCGATTGTTCCACGGCTATTTGCGTTGCAGATTCTAAGCTAAGCAAATAACCTAGTACCTTTAACTGACCTTTGGCATCCCAAAGAGTCTTTTCATCGTCAATAGTCTCGATGTCTCGAGTATTACTTTCGATGTTTTCTAATTCAGCCATTAGGTCTAGCCAACCTTCTGACTCAAATAATTCTAATCTATCTTTTAAGAATTGCTCGTCTGTTTTCATTGAACAAATCTATTAATTTCTGTTTCTTGTGCAATCTTTCTAGCATTGGCCATATTAAGGGCTGTCTCAGAACGTAAATGATCTACTTCAGGGAAGTTTCTAGCTGTTTCAGAGTTTTTATTCTGAATATCAGCCTTGGTCTTCTCTAAATTAATAGCATCTTTTTGTAATTTAAGAACTTTTTCTTGAATGCTAATATCATTTGGCTGTAAATTAGCCGCTTCAGCTTGCCATTTAATTGCTTTAGCCTTTTCTTCTTCTGCTTCAGCCATAGTCTTCTGAATATCGGCCTGTGCTTTTTGCATTTGTAATTGCATACCCATCTGTTGCATCTGTTGTTGCTCAGGATTAGGTTGATTACCTTGCATAAGTTGCTGAACAATCTGATCACGGTTGTGAATAGAAGAGTTTTGCATCATTGACACCATAATTATATTGAAAGCAGGTGAATCTTTAGGGATTGCTTGCAACATTTGAACCATTTGCTGCATTTCTAACTCTTTAGCCATGATGCCCATAGTAGAGTAAGGCACAAACTTGTAGTCAGCTACAGGATAACGATCAACATCAAACTGAATCTTACGCCACATTGATTTATTAATCATTGGGATCAAGAAAGTATTCTGGAAATTCATTAATGTACGTTTCTGTCTTTTAATAGAAGCAGATTGTGTCATTGACATACCAGCAGAAGTAGCTCTTTCAGCTGAACCGGCATCAGAAGAGCCAGTACCCATCTGTATCATGTTTTGAAGTGAGGCAACCTGGTTATATGTGTTTTGATCTGTGGTGCCTAGCGTCAGAGGCATTAATGCTTGTCGTGGATCACCATTTGTTAGTACAGTTTTACCAGGTCTAACCTCAAACTTGACTCCACGAGGCAATCTAGTAGCATCAGCTGCCATCATAGGTGTAGTTGTTAGGGCAAGAGAGTCAATTCTTGCTCTCATTTCAGTGTCTAATGCTTTTTGAGGGTTGTAACCTTTCTCACAAACACCTCTACCCCAGAATTTATTAGGAACAATGTCGTGTTGATAGCTAATGAAAGGTCTATCCTTCATCATAAAGGCGTTTTCTTCAGCTCTAAGAATGTAAGTATCATTAACGATAGTAACTACCGCTTCAACTAACTCATCTTTTTTAGTATATTCAAAGTCATCTTGATCTTTACTCTTCTTTAAGAAGCGTTTAGGTACTAATCCCCAGTATTCAGTTATCTTAACCGAATCAGATTCATCAGCCAGCTTAGTTTCAGGGTCGAAACCAAAGCGTACAGTGTCATAATCACCATCAAGGGGAACATCACGA